TTACATCTACGGCAGGTGCAGATATTTGGTTCTGGAATCAGATAGAACAAAACGTAGAGATAACACAAACTTTAGTAGATGATAATGGCAATGTAACTACACAGACTAAAACTATAAACAACGATGGCTGTTATTATTGCACACATACTGATTCAATTATTATTGGTAACAATAGCCAAGAAGATTACGACATAACAGTTAGATATACTTTTAATGAGAACAGTAATTCTATATCTCATTATGGTGCTGACTTAAAAAGTCCTACATTGTTTATCGAGTATGATCCTGTAGTAGTAGATGTTGCAACACAATCAGCTATTACAGAAATATCGAATGATATACAAGAGATATATATAGAAGAATTTGTTTACGAAGAACCTATTATTGAAGAAGTAGTTTTTGAAGAACCAGTTGTAGAGATAATAGAAGAACCTATTTTTATAGAAGAAGAATTTGTAGAGGAGACTATTGTATTAGCTCCTGCTATGATAGAACCTGAGATAGTAGAAGAAGTTATAGAAGAACCTGCTATCGAAGAAGTATTTGAAGAAATAGTTGAAGCACCTTTGGAGGAAGTAAATGAAACAGAAGTTGTCGAAGAAACAGAAAGAGATACGGAAGTGGGTGAAGATACAGGAGGAGCTGTCGAAACAGAATCAGCAGGAGTATCTGAAAGCACACAAGACAACAGTAGGAGTTTTGAAACCGAACTAACAATAGAAGAAATATCTATTAAAGTAGCAGACAAAATTAAAACAATAGATGGTCAGCTAAAAGCTACACAAATGATAGTAGCTAAAGTCATGGCTAAAGATAATAAAATATCTTCTTACTCAAAAGTAAACACAGATATATTTATACAACCTGAATTACAAAGTATTGATATAGGTACATACACTAACAGTAACTATGTTGATATTAGAAACATTTACCCAAATCAAACTTACGAGGACAGACTATGGACATCAAGACAATAGCAGGAATACTAGGACTAGTTATTACATTAGGTGGTTTGTTTGTTCAAGTTGGGCAGATTTTAAACAGATTAGAGGTGGTTGAGTCCAGAACAGTTCCAGACATAACGCCACTAGAAAAAGAATTATCAATACTTAGAACAGAATTAGAGGGTTTAAAAGCTAGAAATAGTAATCCTTTAATGCGATGATAAAGATAATTAAGTTCTTATTAAGTAAGGTAAGAACGAAATATCTAAGACCTGAACTATCAGTCTTAGAGTTTATACTTATATTGGTTATGTCATATTACATCACTAGATGGATATATGCTTAAACTAATAGGAGATAACTATGAGTGCAAATATTCCCTACACAAAAAGGGAAATGCAAATCATCAAAGCAATCCATGCGATTGATCCCAAAGCAGAAATCAGCATTAAGTCAAGAATCAATAATAGACTTGACTATAAATATGGTGGTATAGTGTTCTTAAATTGTACACCGATAACTTGGGATGAAGTTATGGATAAGATTGATGAAGAAGAAAGAAGACCTTATTAATCGACCAAGTCATTATACTAAAGGTATAGAGACAATCGAATACATAAGATCATGGGATATGGATTATGTTCGTGGGAACATCGTGAAATACGTTACCCGATTCCCTTACAAAGGCACACCTATACAAGACTTAGAGAAAGCTAAGTGGTATCTCGAATATCTAATTAAACAGGAAAAAAACAAATGACAAACCAAATACATAACAATGGTGGTAACTACAGTAGAGTAGGTATCATACAAAGAAATGAAGATGGTAATGCTTTATGTTGCCCTCATTGTAAATCAACCCACTTGATTAAAGCAGGTACAGATGGCTCAGAAAAACAAAGAAAGAGATGGAAGTGCAGGACTTGTAATAAGAAAACATCAAACCCTGAAGTTATAAAGAATTATGAATTAGAAGAAGCTCAGAATCTTGATTGGTCTACAGAAGAATTAATCAATGCAAGAACAGAAGTATTCAAAAGAAAAGAAGCAAGAGAAAAGTCTGAAAAGTTTATCAACATAAAGATAAATGATAAGAAACCTATAGGATTATATATTCAAGGCGATCCTCATGTTGATGATGATGGATGTGATTGGGTATCACTTAGAAAGCACATAGATATAGTCAATGATACAGAGGGTATGTATGCCTGTTCTGTTGGTGACTTATCTAATAACTGGGCTAGACGTGGTAAGTTAGCAGGATTATGGGCAGACCAAACAACTAATGGCGAACAACAATGGCAGTTAGTAGAATGGTTAGTCAATGCAACACCTTATATCTTTATCGTTGCAGGAAACCATGATATGTGGGCTATGGAGGGTGATCCGATTACTTGGATGTGTAAACCTCTAAAAACTGTATACTCTAACCATAACGCAAGACTTAAAATCAAACTACCTAAACACGAAATAAAGGTAAACTGTTCTCATAATTTCAGAGGACATTCCATGTACAATACAGCTCATGGTATTGTTAAACACGCATTGTTCAATGCAAGAGACCACTTACTCATAGCAGGTCATACTCATGTATCAGGATATAGCCCTATCAAGGATGCTAACTCAGATAAGATTATGCACTGTGTACAAGTAGGTTCATATAAGAAGTACGACAACTTTGCTAAACAACTTAATCTTCCATGTAAGATGATGTCAGCTTGTGCTGTTGCTGTATTTAATACTGAACTCACAGAAGATCATCCAGACTTTATTAAAGTATTTTGGGAAGTACAAGAGGGTGCTGATTATCTTAATTATCTAAGAAACAAAAAATGAAACCAAAATTAGTAGTGATAAATTGGGAAGATGCAATCACCCCAACATCAGGGTGGACGAACATAAAAGAATTAGAAAGCACATTAGCTGACTGTATATCAATCGGATTAGTCGTTGAAGAAAACGACAAAACTATAACACTTGTTAGTCACATCTCAGGATCTGATACGCAAGTAGATATAGATGGGAGTCTCGTATTGGATAAGTCTTGGATTAAATATAGAAAAGACTTACCTCTACCTAAAGAGACAATTAATAAATTAAAGATATGGTTATTGGAGAACGCAGATGCCCAGAAAGATAAGTAAAGAAGACGAACAAAAATTTATAGATTATTACCTAGAGGGAGAGACAGCAGGTAATGCAACACAATCAGCTAAGAAAGCAGGATGGACATCTAATCCAACACAGATGGGTTCATATCTTAAAAAGAAATATGCTCATGAAATCAGAGAGAAGAACGAAGACAGAATCACATCAACATCTGGACTAGCTATTACAGTCCTACAAGACTTACTTAGATCAGAACAAGATGCAGTTAGACTCAATACAGCAAAATTAGTTTTAGAGATGGGTGGTTTTAGTTCTCAGAATATAAATCTGAATGTAGATAAAGCTACACAAAAGAGTGATGCTGAGTTAATTGAAGAACTACAAGGTCTAGTTAGCAAGATTCCTGCTCTAAAACCTAAATTAGCTATGATTCAGGACAATACAGAGGATGAATCAGGCGATACCCCTGAAAAGGACTCTAAAATGGACGAGAATAGACTTACACATTAGTGGTTACTATTGGTATCACCTACCTTGTTTAAATTGGATTATGGCGATTCTAGGGCTACTTTTTTTACAAATTTTGGCTATATATGATACCAGAACCTAAAATTGCCAATCCAACTCCATTCACAAAAGAAATCGGATGATCTTTAGTTTTGATTCCGACAACCAACCAACCCAGCACACCTAAAAACTGCACATAAAGATTCATTGGATAGAAATTAAATGATGTCAAGACTAACCCACAAGAGAGGATGAGTGAGCTAGTCCATTTTAGTTTATTTATATGTTTAATGTTTTTTGCCCATCAAGAGATTTTATATTTTCAAACAATATATTTTTGTTTCTTTGTTTTTCTCTTATTTCATATAACCATATTTTTTTTGGCAACCCTGTTTTTATAATTGCTTCGCCAGTTTTAACGGCTTCTCTCATTTTGTATGAGTAATCTCTATCAATAGACAATGACCTTGGATGATAAACTTTATCGTTCCATTCAACATATTTAGTCGGTGTAGTCTCTCCTATACATTTGAAATTTGATGCTTTATATATTGTTCCTTTATGCCCAACTGTTTTATCACTATAAGACAGCACAAAATCATAATTAGTTTTTATTGCTATCCATTTTATTATTGCTCCCAAAAACCAACTTTCACTATTTTTAGGAGACTCATCCAAACAAGCCATTCTCCTTATATCTATACAATTTTTATATTTTTTTTCGTGCCTAGGTTTTCCTAAAACCGATCCTCCACAAACAATATCATTAATAGTCATAGCAAAACACATACTTATACCACCACCTATGTGTCCTTTTTTATAATGATAGTTTTCAAATATATTTCTTATATCCTTAAATTTACACTCATAAATTTTACAATCATTTTTATTGAGCTTTTCATTCATCGCCAATCTTAGCTAGAGCATTAATCTCAATGTTCTTTACAAACTCTAATGTTTCCATGTAGGGTTTTTTAAATTCCATATAATCTTTTTTATCCATACCTAAAAACTCTGGTCGATTATCATCATCATAAATAAATTGTCCTGTACCCTCACAATGATAGCACTTGTCAATACTATCTTTAGATTTGACTACCCCCCTGCCTTGACAGAAAGGACAGACAGTTAAGATAACTTCTCTCAATGATAAGTTGATAAAGTTTCTAATTAGATATTTATCCCCTCTTATTTCTTTTGGGTTTATATGTTTGAAGAATATATCGCAGACTTCCTCGTAGATATCATCGAATACCAATGATCTAGCATAGTTGTTGTCTGTGTATTTCGCCATGAGAAAATCATATTCTCTATTGTCCAATCCCCTAGTCCCCAAAAAGTGAGCAATATCTTCAGATGTTATTGCATCGTGATTCCCACTAGAGAGTTCATAGTTCATAGACTTTGCAGTCAGAAGTGATAGTAGATCAGCTTTCACGTTTCTTACCTATCTTTTTCCTCTCTTGTTCTACCCTTGTGCCTATTGATTTCAAATAGTCATCACCATGTAGTTTGTATTGCTCTATCATATAGTATTGTAAGTTAGGATTCAAACCCCAAGGGAAATGAGTGTCGCCAATTCCATTAGACTTTGGCTCTGCATCCTCTATTTTATACAGTATCTTGATATCCTCATCAGACCATCTCTTAGTTCCATCTATGTTTTTACATTCTAAATCAAATGCTTTAGCATCGAGTCGTGTTAAAAACCAACCCATTATATTCTCCAAATTCTGTATCTATCGGTTGATAATTTTCTAAAACTTAGTGCAACCTTTTTCTTCCATGCATGTTTTCTAACAGAATTAACGATCTTGTAGTTGTCTACTACAAATGAATCTCCCTTATCCATATCCAAGAAAGCATCAACATATTCTTTATACTTACAAGGTCTACCATTGTTTACTATCGGTATATTTTTCTCAATTTTTATCATTAATAATTAACCTCTCACTTTCAATTAATGTTCTCATTGTTTTGACATATGCTTCAGTCCACATGTCTCTACGTTCTTGTTTGCTTAACTGCTTCCCACTATCCATTAAATAATGACACCTGTGGCAAAGAGCAACAACAAGGGAATCAGGTGCTTTTAAACCCATTCCTTTGCCATGGCGAGATTGGTTTGAGTGACAGGCACATACAGTTCCATCACTCGCACCACAATGCTGACAGTCTAGTTCCCTCATCAGTTCTAATAGTTTTTTATTTCGATACATAGTTAAATATAAAACACATCATATGGTTTTATCTTTTTTCTAGGCACTTTTACCTCTATCTTCTTATCACTTTTTTCAAACTCTTCTGGGTAAAATTCCAACATAAACATAGCTAAATATTGTATGTTTCTTTTACCCATGTTGTACATATTGTTTAAAATATAGTTACTAGAATGACTGAAAAAGAAATCTTTCATCTCCCCGACTGTCTCTAAGTTTCGTTGATAAAAAGCATTAATAATACTAATAGATAAGAAATCATAAAGTTCTAATTCAAATAAAAACATTTCGTCTCTTTGTTTTGGTGTTAAAGTAGACCATTTGACTTTGAAATATTGATAGTTTCTCCATCTATAATAACTTATGTTACCTTTTCTGTGCCATGGAGCACTTATTTGATCAAAAATCTCATCTATTTTTTGTTCTTCTGCTATCTTTTTTCTTTTGTCAGGTTTCATTACAACACCAATGACCAAAAAATACTAATAGCTGATACAAATATAACTGCTTTAACTATATCAGGTAGTTGATTACAAATCTCTGTGATCTTGTCTATCATCTTTTTTACCCTCCATCATTTGATACATTCTTTCGATTTCACCATCTATGCTTTCTTGAATTACTGATATAAGTTCATCACAATGCTTTACTAAAATACTTGCTATTGAATTTGTAGACTTCTCAATAATATCTTCTGCATTTTTTGTTTGCATACCTTTACATAAAGTTTTTACTTCTTTGTATGCTTTCTCCATTCCTCTTAGCTCATCTATACTCATTGTTTTCCTCCCATTGATTTAATTGATTTAGAACATTTGACTGTTCTTCTTGTCTTTTACCATGTGTTTTACCTCTAAGTAAAGGATTGTCTTCTTGTATTTTTCTTCTGGCTCTTGTAACCGATTCAGGTTTAGCAAGATATCCAAGTCGCATAACATCAAGAAAATCCCTCGATCCTATATAGTCTTTTTGTTTGAGTTGTACATCCCAGACCAGAGATATCAACAACGTGTCGTTATCTCTAGTCATAGGGGAGGAACTCAGTAATTCAAAAACTATGTCTTTATATTTTAATATATTCATACCCTCTCCTATTGTTAATTTTTATTTTGTACTCTCTCTATCTTTTTCCTTTGTTGTTCATGCATAAACTTATCGTGGCTCATTATTTTTTTAAGATGTTTACGCAAATCTTTATCTATTTTGAAGTCATGAATATCAATTTCACCATCACTTATTTTTATTGCTAAAGCACCCATAATTGAATAAAAACTTAATGTTTCCATCATTCCGTCATTTTGTTTTTTCATCGCTTCGTTAAAAGTAATTGACGGATCAGATATTCTTTCTATTTCCTCTTTTACTTTATTTCGTATTTCTTCTGGTTTAATAAAGCCATACACTAGCTCAAAAACCAAATACTCTAAGTTTCTTTTTGATACAAAATGTAATCCGTTTGCAAAGTTTTCACTTATATAACTACATTCTTTTTGATATCTATATTTATATTCATTAGATAATACTCTTAAAAAAGTATAAAATTCATCATTGAGAGACTTTTTTCTTTCAAATATTTTTTCATTGTTTTTTTTATCATCCTTCAAAAGAGCAGAAGCAACTGCTATTAGTTCTTCAGGTTTCCAAGTTAAACACTCCATTTTATTCTCCTATTGTTAATTAACCTAACTCACCATAGAGTTTTTTCTCACCTCTTAGGTTTGCTGACTTTGTTCTAAACAAGTTACAGCTTTCTAAGATGCTCGAAATCGTGTGTCTGAGTGCTATATATTTTTGCTTTTGTTCTTTAATCAAAGGTATGTATTTGACTACATCTTTGTGTGTTTCAGCAATAGCTTCTCTTTCTTTAATCGTTAATCCTTGTTGTTTGGTTTCCAGAAATACAGTAGCTTTAGTGGTCTTTTGCATAGCCACAAGATACTCATATTCACCCTCAGCAATGCCAAGTTCTTTACCCTTTTCTCTTAATTCAATAATCGCTTGTTCAAGCTCGGTATCATGTAATCTAATCATTTCTTCTCCAATAGTGTTTTCTTAGCTTTAGGTGGTAGATTCTGTATCTTTTCTAGTGATTTCCTGTTCATATACAAGTCAATGAATGTTCTTTTCTTGTATTCTAGCTCCTTAGTGCTTAAACGATTTAACGACAACCCACCCATCTTGAGATAGAGTTCTTTTGCTAATTCATCCTGAATTTTGTCATATTTCCTATCAAAAAACATCTGCCAGATTTCCTCTAATTCTGAATTATCCTGTGATAAATACTTCATGATATCTGATATCTCTGGTCTCCACCTGCCACGTTCAACGCTTTTAGTGTGTTCATGTAGACATCTGACTAGACTTTCTATGTCATATTCTTTGAAAGCCAAGTACCAAAACCTTTTCTGATCTTTGTTTAATTTAGGTTGATTTGGATATAAATTATCCATCATTTGATAGAATCTTGTTAAATCATCATTTTCCATTGTACTTTCCTCTCGATATATGATATTTATTTAATTTTTTCTTTACAAGTATTTAATTACTTGTTTCTTTGTTTTGTTTTTGTTTGTTTTTATTACAAACCTAAATAAAACCACTTACTGATAATAATACTATCATATATTGTTTACAATAGTACAAATATTTCATATAATTGTCTCTATATAGTAAATGGAGAATAATATGAGTAAAGATAATTCAAGAAG